TCCACCAGGTAATACTTCAACTGAAGAACCTCTACCATCAGCAGTTACTGGAAAGAAGTAATCCTCGTTCATACTTAGTGGATTATATGTAGCATCTACTACTGATCCTCCACCGTGTGCTGAAGGGATTCTTCGTTGATGAATTTCATTTTTAATTCTTTCTACAAAAGCCATAGCCAAATGACTTGGCATATTACCAACGTCAATTTTGAACATTCTACGTTCAGGAGCGCGTTGAACACGATAGATAAGAACCGCATCTTCAAGCAATTCTTTTTGCTTGTAGACTTTAAAAATGTTTTCTAAAATTGATTGACCAAAAGGCCAAAATCTGTCTAATCCCTCAGTTAAGCTAAGATGTACAATATGTTTAGCATCAATAGCACTTTCACTTTGTCCTAAAGTAAATCTTGAACCAGTAGTATTGTAAGGCATTGCAGGAACCGTATATCCTCCTCCAGCACCACCGCCACCTGTTCCTCCCGATCCAGTAGCAGGATTAGCAGCAAAGTCTGTATTAGTCTTTTGGGCTACGGTTAAGTTTTGTAAATTGATATTAATATCTTTGATTACATATTGTTCTGGTTGTTTACCTTCACTTTCGTTTACAATAACTTTGACTACTTTAGTCATGTCTATCCAATAAAGCTTAAAGTTTTCTGGATCTCTTACAAATACTTGATCACCGTATTTTAGCGTGTTTCTAAAAATCTTAAATATTCTAGTATCAAATTGATTAAGTTTACACCATTGTTGTAACTGAGTTTTAATCATTTCTATTTCGTGCGGTGTGGGTTCTTCAGTAAATTCTACATCAAAAGGAGTTTTATTGTGTTCATTACGTTGAGTAGAAAACTCTGAAATGATATCTAAACATGCGTTAACTTCAGCATCAACATCCATCATTTCATATTGATTGTAACGTTCTATTCTATTTGGATGTCCAGTATATACTTCAGGTAATCTTGACATGTAGTTTTTATAGCCCATGTCATGATTATTCCACCCGCCGGTAGATGATCCGTTTTGTCCAGGTGAACCATTCCAGGCGCCTAGATTGCTATTCACACCAGAAATCGGACTAGATATACCGCTTTTGTTTAAAAATTTCTTTTTATATGACATAATTAATCTACTTAGTTAATAGTGTATTTAGTTTATTATACAGTATTACTTAATATTCTTTCTTGAATATAATTACTTTCACCCAATTTAGAAATCATGTTGTCTAATTTAGAATTTAATGTTTCTACTAATAACATGTTTGATCTGTACAAGTCGGCTAATCTTGATTGTGAGTCATTGTTAATTTCAGTTGGTTGATTGTCCGGAGTAGTAGCTAATCTAGAAAGTATTGAGTCCGAATTAATAGGTTGTATTAACTCAGTTCCATGTAACTTTCCTAAGTATCCGGTTTCAGGGCCTGATGCTATACCGCCGGTAGCTGCTGATATCGTTGCTGAGTCTAACATGTTTGTAACTCTTGGCCCTCTTCCGCCTACCTGATCATACCATCTACTATTTCGTAAATTATCAGCAGCAGAACCTATATCTCCTTCATTAAGTTGGTTAGATAAGTTAGGCCACCCACTTAGCCAATTTGGACCCATATTAAATGTTAAGTCTGTTAATGCTGTTTGCCCTAATCCATCTAACTGATTAAATCTAGGTATGCTCTGTGCCGCCGTTTTATGATGCATGTAATCTTGATCAAACATATCCATTACTTCATCATGACTAAATCTTCTGTTCATTTCAGGCGGCAAATTACTACCGATTAAATGCCCCACTCCAACAGTCCAATTACCTAAAGTATCTTGATATGGTTCATATCTTATACCTTCATTGTTTATTATAAAATCTTTTGCTTGTTGGTCAGATACATTAGTTCCTGTATTTCTTGCTATACTAACCTGAGGAGCAGATGTAGAAGAAGTTATTCCTGTATCTGTTGTTGTACTAACTTGCGGAGCAGGTGTAGTAGAAGTTATTCCTGTATCTGTTGCTGTACTAACTTGCGGAGCAGGTGTAGTTTGAGAATTTGTATTTTCAGAGTCAGGTGATCTAACTGCTATACTTAATGATCCAAATGCTTCTATTAGTAAATCAGTAGTAGATACTAAATCATCAAACGAGTTTGTTAGTGTAGGTATTTTACCTACAGTTGTATCATCACCGGTTAATTGAGATAATGATTGAGCTAAATCCTGTGTCGCGGTACCAAAAGCAGAAGATATGTTTCCGGTAACTGCTTCTTCTTCTTGAGTTTCAGTATCACTACTTCCGCTAAATTCTTTCCAAATTTGGTATACAGCCCAGGCTGTAGATGCATTAAGACCTAAGTTAATTAACGCCATAATCCAACCAGGGCCCGGCACAACTAGTAAACCTGCTGACAAAGCCAATTTTCCAGCTACTCTAGGTCCTAATTTAGTGCTTACCTTTTGAAGGAATTGACTGAATCTTGAGGATCCTGCCTGTGTCGGACTTGGTGTTGATGGCGGAGTATAATTTGAATTAGACACAGTTTGCCATGTAGGTCTTATTTGTCCCGATCTCATTACTTGTTGACGAATTGTAGAACTGGTTGAAGTACCGGCAGCAGCAGCAGTACCGGCAGCAGCAGCAGTACCGGCGGCAGCAGTACCGGCGGGTGTTCCCCCTAACACTCGTCTCGCAAGACTAGTTACTATTTTTGGTGCTAAGATTACACCTAAGGCTCCAATTACTGCTGCTCCTAATCCAGAAATACCCGCACCTGATACTTCATTATTGCGTTCTTCTTTAGATACACCTGTTATTATCTCATAAAGAGCATTACCTGTTTCAAGTGTTTTTGATGCAAAGTTAGTCAGACTTGGAAGTACATTTGCACTAATAGTAGATACTACTTCTCTAAAGTTTCTACCCAATTCTTCCAATTCTGATTGCAAATTCATTACTGGATCTGTTGTGCCATCTGCTGATTCTGTTATCTTTGCGAATGCTGCCGTAATCAAAGCTAATCTTTCTTCTTCAGTTTGTCTTCTAGTTACAGCAGATGCTCCCAATCTTTCAACTGAACTTCCATATACTTCTAAATATTCTGGTCCTAAAAGTGCTGCAAGACCGTTACTATTGTCTACTATTGCATCGGATGAAACTTGTAAATCTTTTGTGAAATTTGCAACAAGTACCGCAGCTTCTTCTAACGATCCCTCAAAGTTAAATAACTCACGAACATTTCCCACAAATGACAATCCAGCTTGATTAAAACCCATTTCTATAGAAGCTATACCTTCAGTAAAAGCCATGCCTTGTGTTGCTAAGGATGTCATCGCATCAGCAGCTTGTTTGACACCCATTTTTTCAGGACTAATACTAGTTGCTGTTATCATTAATACTTGATTCACAAGTTTCATACGATTGATGTCAGCTTCTCTTGTTGCTATTTCTTCCTGACTTAATGTAGATTTTTTTGCTGATAACTCCTCCTCCATTCTTATTAGTTCTATATCTCTATCTGTCATTAACGCTTGAAAGTTAGCATGTTGTTGTTGAAATTCCATAGCTTTTTGTTGCTGCTCTAACGTATCTCCTGATAAAGTACTTAAAGCATACAAAACATCTCTATATTGAAGTGAGGCTTCTTGTAATTTTTTTTGTCCGCTCTCACTTCTATCCAAAGATATACCACTTCGTAACAAACTACTAGCATAATGACCTTGATATTCAGCTAGTTGTGTTTGAGATATACCCAACATTCTATACTTTTTAAGTTGATCTTCTCCTACATGAACAAAACTAGCAAAAGCTTCTACACCTCCCGCAACTCCTCCACCAAGTGCTACTAAGGTGCTACCTTGCTTTTTTACTATATCACCAAAAACTTGTAAATCATCACCTGAAAATCTTGATTCTCTTCCTAAACGCTCTAGCTCAGTGGCTGTTAATCCTGCTGCTCCCCCTATAGTAGCAACAGAATCAAATGTTTTTATGATAGTTCCAGTGTACTTTACTAAGCTATCTGCAAATATTTCTGCTGCTTTGGTAGCAAATTCAATGGACTTAACAAATATAGGCGACGCATTTGACGCACTGGCTAAACCTGACGCTAATGTGCCGGCGCCACTTACTACACCCTTAACTACAGGAGAAAATTTAGTTATATCGTTTGACACGTTTAATAACGTGGATCCAAGACTCATGAAGCTAGTAGTAAGAGTTTTTGTTAGCTCATCCAGCTTTTTTTGAGTATCAGTAAGATTTTTTAATTTAACAGTTAAATCTTTAATTTGGTCATCAAGCTGGGTGGATACTTGGCCAGTTGTACGGATCTCTTGAACTCTTTTTATATTAGCATCGGCTAATTGTTGAGTAAATTCATTAATTTGATCTTGTAATTCATCTAAATTTAAAGCCATTTTTTTTATTCCGGTTATTTTTGGTACATAAATATACTAACACTATTTAGTGTTAATGAATAACTCCAAAATATGAGGATATCAAATGAGTACATCTAATAACCCACTAAAGCAATACTTTAGAAGACCAGCTATCTATATCAAGCTACCATCCAAGGGTAAATATTATACTCCTGATGTTTTAAATTATCCAGAAACAGAAGAAATACCTGTTTATCCTATGACAGCGATTGATGAAATTACTACAAAAACACCCGATGCATTGTTTAACGGTAATGTAATAGTTGATCTTATAAAAAGTTGTATACCTGATATCAAAGATCCATGGAAAATAAACAATATTGATTTAGACACTATATTGATTGGAATCAAAGTAGCTTCTACTGGAAATAGTTTAGAACTAGATTCACAGTGCCCTGCTTGCCAGAATAAAGCAACTTATGCAATTGATCTAAATTTTGTACTAAGTGGGCTAACGTCACCTGACTATGAAGAAAAATTAGAAGTTCTTGAACTAAAGTTAAAGTTTAATCCTTTGGATTATAATGACATCAATCAAGCTAATTTAGCACAATTTGATTTACAAAGGTTGCTATTGTCCGTTGAACAAGAAAAAGATGCTTCAATAAAAGAACAAAAATCTCAAGAAGGGTTAAAAACTATTACAGAGTTATCAATTAAACTTATAGCTAAAACTATAGAATATGTTGAAACTCCTGATGGGCATAGAGTAGATAATAAAGAGTTTATTGAAGACTTTTTAAGAAACTGTTCTAGAGATACTTTTAATGCAATCAAAGAGCATAACGCTAACTTAAAAGAAAAAACTAACTTAAAACCTTTGGCATTACAATGCGGTGAATGTAATCACCAATATCAACAACCATTTACGTTGAATGTATCCGATTTTTTCGGATGAGGCTCCTTAGTTTAGCCCCTGAGGATATAAAGAGCCTGATTGACCAGCTAGAAAAAGAATGTATTGAGATAAAAAGACAAGCACTTTCTTTTTCATGGTATTCTAGGGGCGGACTGTCATATACAGACGCCCTTAATTTATCTGCACCGGAAAGAAAATTAGTAAGTGAACTAATTGAATCCAACTTAGAAACAACAAAGAAATCTAAACTTCCATTCTTTTAATCTATATTAAAAGTTGTCCTTACGGACAACTGATACACTCATTCGTATTCGCTTTGCTCATACTCATTTCGGTATCATATTGATTAAATTATATCTGGGGTTTAAATCATTGCAGTCTTGAAGCCATGGTAGTGCTAAACAGCACTACCACTGGTTAAGATTCCTTGCGGCCTCTCGCCTTTGCCATCTGTTCCCCGTTAGAGTTAGCCGTTTAGCTACCTAACGCCACCGGTTGCTCTGTAAGGTTTGCTGGGACTGTAGTTGAAGACTAATAGTGAACAAATCACTATCGCTTCAGCAACGCATGTTCTATATCCGCAAGATAGAATAAAATATAGACTCATTCAGGGTTCGCACACATAACGAGAGCCCTGTCGGTGTTCCGTACAATCAATTACTACTAGATTGTACGCTTACTCCAGAATCCAACGGCAATAGCACTATGCTAGCAGTCTCAAGGAGAGTCGGGCTATCCCGACTAAACGAATTGTTAATAATTATGACTTGGTGTCGGGTTGAGAATTAGAGTTTGAATATACTTTAAGAAGGTCTTTATTATGATTAAAAAAATGATCAAAGTCAACGAGAATCCAATCACCCTGATTTTTAGATGTATAGTACATAAACTGGTCAGTAACCCATGTGTACTTAGTTTGAACAGCGATAAACTTACCTTTGCGATTGATCTTAACAAACAAAATGTTTAGATCGTCTTTATCTGCTACTGCCATTAACTGTTCTAACCATCCATCAAGTTGTTTACAGCTACCTGCTAGAACTTGATGAAACGGGAAGTCTCCATAAGATTTACATTCACAATTGAAGTTAACCCATGAATCTGGAGCAGCTATATCACCTTTAAAAGACTTTACTTGGTTCGTGTCAAGAGATTCTTTTCTTACAGAATTCTTTCCACCAACATAAGCTCCTGAATTAGGGATTCTATGAAAGCTGGATTGATATAAGTCGCTAAGATATATAGCGACTGTTCTTTCCCAAGAATTACCTTTTGCTTTTTGTGGTGATGTCATATCATTAATTATCGTGTTTCAAACTGTCCAATTTATTTTCATACATCTTCACTGCTAGTAGCAAAGGTTGTAAATCCGTT